ACTTGCATCAGTTGTGCCTTCTTCTCCGTATTTCTTTTTTGGGTTTTCTTTCTATTCCCCGCACCCCCCGATAGTTTTAAAAAACTTTCGTCCATATTAATTGTCTTCTTTTCCATTTGATATGGGAAAACATATTTGTTTTCTTTTTTTGACCCAATGATAAAAAAATTGATTTCAAATATTACATAAAGAATAACTCACACATCTATTGTAATGAGCATGGACGAAAAAGAAGCATGGACAATCATTGAAAGCTACTTTGAAAACAAGCATTTGCATCAACTGGTCAAACACCAGATTGAATCCTATAATGATTTCATTCAAAATCAAATGAAGAAAACCATTGAAATGTTTAATCCAATGGTGATACGTTCGCACCAGGATTATATCAAGGAATTCAAAAAATATCGCCTGCAAATGATCATTCATTTTGAAAACATGTCGTTGTTTCGCCCTGAGATTCACGAAAACAATGGTGCGACCAAGCTCATGTTTCCAAATGATGCTCGTTTGCGCAATTTCACTTATAATTCAAACATGACTTTGGATCTGAACATTGAATACGTGATTTGGAAAGGAGAAAACATGGATATTGAAGAACGTAAACACATTAAATTGGCGAAGATTCAGTTTGGTAAAATCCCCATCATGCTAAAGTCGTGTATTTGTACCTTGAACCAATACAATTTTCTACATCACGAGCAAGTGGATGAATGTAAAATGGATCCAGGGGGATATTTTATCATCAATGGATCGGAAAAGACGTGTTTGGGCCAGGAAAAGGCCGCGGATAATAAAGTATTCGTATTTGAAAGTAAAAAAGTAAATAAATGGAGTCATAATGCGGAAATGAGATGTGTGCCCTATTGGAAGGTCATTTCTCCTAAACAAGTCTACATGATGATTTCCTCCAAAGAAGAACAAACCGGGTATTCTATTTTCGTGACCATACCTAAACTCAAGAAACCCATTCCACTTTGTATCCTTTTCCGTTGCCTCGGTGTCACAACGGATAAAGATATTTGTAGGTACATTGTATTGAATCTCAATGATGAAAAGAGCAAGAAATTCGTAAAGTTCTTGAAAGGATCCATTGAATCCACCAATCAATATATCGATCAACACGATTGCATTCAATATGTCAAGTCTTGTGTGATTTATACGCCAATCAACATGACGCCCGAAGAAGGGGATAAAAAGAAGACGGACTTTACCTATGATATCTTGGAATATGATTTGTTTCCCAATTGTAAAACAAAGAAAGAGAAAATTCATTTGCTCGGCTTCATGGCGCATAAGCTCATATCGTGTCGCCTTGGATATACCAAGCCCGATGATCGGGATTCCTATGAAAACAAACGCATTGAACTCACGGGTTCATTGTTGAATAACCTGTTTCGGAATTACTTCAATAAAGTGGTCAAAGATATACAGAAACTGGTGATCCGTGAAATCAATAATGGGTCGTGGAAATCTAGCGAAGATTACACCAATATTGTGAATCTGACCAACATCTATAAAATTGTCAAATCGTCTACCATTGAAAATGGGTTGAAACGAGCGTTGTCCACCGGTGATTTTGGCATCAAGCAATTGAATTCCAATAAGGTGGGTGTGGCGCAAGTGCTGAATCGTCTCACTTATGCGTCCACCTTGAGCCATCTTCGCCGCATCAATACTCCCATAGACAAGAGCGGGAAACTGGTAGAACCCCGGAAACTACACAATAGCACATGGGGGTTCTTGTGCCCCGCGGAAACACCAGAAGGACAATCTGTGGGGGTGGTAAAGAACCTATCCTACATGGCGTGTATTAGCGGATACAGTGATTCCAACTGCATCTATGACTACATCATGCCAGAAATTGTGGACCTAAATGACCCCGACAAGGAGATTGAATATTTCTTTGACAAGGTGAAGGTCATCTTGAATGGTCGCTGGCTCGGGGTGACCGAAGATCCCATATCCTTGTATCAAAATCTCAAGGAGAAGAAATACAAGGGATTCATCCACATTTACACCTCTATCACATTCCACATTAATGAAAAATGTATATACATCTATAACGATTGTGGGCGACTCATTCGTCCCGTATTCAAAGTAAAAGACAACACGTTGGTCATGAACCAATCTGTCATTGATCGTGTGAAGAACAAGGAACTAGAATGGAATGACCTCTTATTTTGCAATAAGATAGATGAATCGGTCATTGAATACATTGACAGCGAAGAACAAAAATTCAACATGATTTGCATGAAACAGAAGCAACTCACTTCGGAATACCAATATACACATTGCGAAATCCATCCCAGCACCATTTTCGGGGTGCTTGCGTCGTGTATACCCTTTCCGGAACATAATCAGTCGCCGAGAAACACCTATCAGTGTGCCATGGGCAAGCAAGCGATTGGAATTTATGCGTCCAATTTCAACAAGCGCATGGACAAAACGGCTTATATTTTGAATTCGCCGATGAAACCACTGGTAGAAACTCGCATCATGAATATGCTGAAAATGAATAATCTTTCTTCCGGGAATCAAGTCATTGTCGCTATTATGACTCACAGTGGGTTTAATCAAGAGGATAGTATCTTGTTCAACAAGGCATCCGTGGATCGTGGGTTGTTTCACGCGACCATTTATCATACGGAAAAGGACGAAGACAAAAAAGTGAACGGCGAAGAGGAAATCCGCACTAAACCAAACAAGGCGATTACGAAGAATATCAAGTTTGGTAATTACGATAAATTAAATGGACAAGGTCTCGTGGAAGAAAATACCATCTTGGAAGATAAGGACATCATCATGGGGAAAATGATAAGCATCAAGAACAATCGCAATGATAATAGCAAGATGATCAAATACGAAGATTGTAGTCGCACCTTTAAAACCAATGAGGAATGCTATATTGATAAAAACTACATGAACCGCAATGGGGAAGGGTATTTGACCGCAAAGGTGAAAATTCGTACCTATCGCAAACCCCGGATTGGGAATAAGTTTTCAAGTCGCCATGGACAAAAGGGTACAATTGGACACATTATCAACGAAGAAGACATGCCCTTTACCAAAGATGGTATTCGCCCGGATTTGATCATCAATCCTCACGCAATTCCATCGCGCATGACCATCGCTCAGCTAAAAGAAACGCTTTTGGGTAAGGTGTTGTTAGAACTGGGTTTATATGGCGACGGAACGAGCTTTGGAGATTTAAACATTCACTCGATACGGAGGGAATTACAGAAACATCATTTTGAATCAAATGGAAATGAAATCCTATACGATGGAAAAAGCGGGGATCAAATACAAACATCCGTGTTTATTGGACCCGTGTTTTATCAGTGCTTAAAACACATGGTGGCCGACAAACAACATAGCCGTTGTATTGGACCAATGGTGAATCTAACGCGCCAGCCGGCGGAAGGTCGGAGCCGAGATGGTGGTCTTCGGTTTGGAGAAATGGAGCGAGATTGCATGATCTCTCATGGAGCATCGCGCTTCACCAAGGAACGAATTTACGATGTGTCGGATAAATATAGTGTACACATATGTAATCAATGTGGTATCATTGCGCCTTTTAATGAAAAAGAAAAAATTCATTTGTGTCAAATATGTGAAAATCGTGTGGACTTTTCTCGGGTGGAAATACCTTATAGTTGCAAGTTGTTATTTCAGGAATTAATATCTATGAACGTTGTCCCGCGTATGATTACCAATAAGGTTTAGGTTCAATCATTCATTTATTTATTGATTCATTTATTATACCTGCGAATTATCTTGACTTGATTTGAGTTGTTGATAAGGATTTACATCATGATGTGCGATTTCCGTATCAATGCTTGTGATATTTTCCTTCTCGCGAATAAAGACACAATACAATATTTTTAATACAACTCCAGTGAAGATGGAAAATAAAACAGGAATGAAAATGAACCACCAAGATATAGGATTAAATTCATCCTTGTCTATGATCTTGAGAAGGATCAAAATGATTTGAATCGTTGATATCACCACGATATATCCCAGTTCTTCATGAGAAAAGATACAAGTGATCATACTCCAGCATTCTTCGTCAGCGAAACACATGTTTTGTAGTTGAAATTATAAAACATGTATCTATAGATTATTCAATTTTTTTATCTGACTCTTGCTCGTTCTTCTTGTTGATGCACATATAGTATATACCGTTGTTGTTCCGAGTTATGACACAAATAAGTCACCACGAATCCCGCAAAAAAACCAAACAAATTAAAAGTCAATATGATGGGTATGGGTATCATAGTTTTTATAATAAGCCTATATTTATATAAAAATTGAAATAATCGCACCAACGTGAAGAAAGGATACAATCATGACAAGTCTCTATAGCTTGCCTCTATTGATGAAAGGAAAGGTGGTCCAACGCCCAAGTGCGTCTTGTCGTTCTCCGTATGTGGCAGATGTTTTGCTGAATGATACCAATGAAGTTATTGTTGCGCATGCTCCTTCCTTAGGATGCTGTGGATATGCAGATAAAGACCAATATGTATATGTTACCAAAAAAGAGACATCTAAACGATGTACCCACGTCATTCACTTGGCCTGTCGCGAAGAAAAAAAACAGACCTACTTGATTGGAATCCATCCAAAAAGTGCCGAACACATTGCGCAACTTTGTCTTGAAAAAGGTTGTATTCCTACTTTAACACAGTTGACTCACCTCGCAAGAGAAAAGTGCTTTTTGAATTCTCGGTTTGATTTTGTCGCAAGAGACAAAGAAGACAAAACAGTTATCATTGAAGTGAAAAATGTTCCATGTGCGAATTATGAAGATATGGATAAAAAAGAATTAAAAAAACAGGATTTCCGTGATCGTGTCTTACACTCCAAGGTTGGCTATTTTCCCGATGGATACCGAAAAGTGAAAAGCGATCCTGTGAGTCCACGTGCATTAAAACATATCAAAGAGCTAGAAACATTAAAGCAAGAAAACCCCGACTATCGCTGTGTATTGTTGTTTGTGATACAGCGCCCCGATGTTGCGTATTTCCAAGCTTCTGTAGTAGATCCATTGTATCGCAATGCGCTTCATCAAGCATTTCAAAATGGCGTAGAAGTCATAGCTATACAAGTGGAATGGAATACACAAGGCGAATGTAGATATGTAAAAACAATTCCATTTATGTATGCATAGTATATATGACAGTCAGTTGTTGTAAGCATCATTCCAAACATAAGACATGTAAAAATAAAAAAGGCAAAACGTTTTCATTGCCAAGAAAGTTCCCGAAAAAAAAGTGTAGATTTCCCCGAGGATTCACGATGAAAGCATCTTGTACCCCGTACAAGGATTGTTTTGTTTCTTCTAAAAAGAAAAGATCCAAAAGAAGAACCAAAAAGAAATTATGAGCATGAAAAAAGATGTATCCACATTGTAAGATGAAATGGACCCCTTTTTGCCTTTTTTTATTCCCCCTTCCAAAAACACCCTATGTATATCACATTCGCAAAACGAGTCATTTATTTCAAATAGAACCCACGTATTCTCTATTTGACTATAACAAAAGCCACGATATCTTCCATTACAACACAAAATACCGGCGGAATTTCAAAAATAAGTATTTCAAACAAGATCTCATTGATAATCATCATATTATACCTCGTCAGTTTCAAACTCATCCCTTATTACAAGAACTACACTTTGACGTAGCATGTAGTAAAAATATCTATTTTTTACCCACCCGTTCTGCAAAACACGTGCTCCAAGACGCATCCCTGATTTATCACAATTCACATCCAAAATACAACACCTTTGTGGCGAAGGAATTGCAGCGTATCCATAGCCACGAAGACAAAGACAAAAGACAATATGAATTTGTCCTTTTTTTCATGTACCTTTCCCAAAGCTTAGAAGACAATGATCCTTATGTCAAATCCTTATTTCGTTCTTCATAACACAATTGAAGTTTAATCTTCTTTTTATCATTTTCTTCGTTCATAAACACATGTAGGGAAAACACGTGCATGGAGTGATCCTTCAAATCCTGCAACAAAGACACGTATGTGGTCAAATGTAATTTCGGGATATAGACCATATATTGATACTTTCCATCTCCTTGTTTTTTAAGTTTATCAAAGACAAAACCTTCGTAAAAAGGAGACAGTCCCTGTGCCTTGTTGTGTTCATATTGTTGGTATATTTGACATTTAGATTGGATCTTGCGGATGGCCCGCGAAGCCACATTGATGAAATCTAAAGCATGGTCTTTGGTCCACGTCTTATAAAAGGCTTTTCCGTGGTCACTTATGCCCAGTTCACTAACTAGATCCACTATCACAATATTATTCAGCAAATCCACCAACCGACGAATGGGGGAGGTGATTTGTAGGTACACATCCATGTCGCTGTGGCTAATAGATTGGTATTTCAATTGGTCATCATACAAACAATACGCACTGGCTTTACTCTTTAAGATACACAAGTGGTTGTAAATCTCTTCGGGTATATTGTTTTCGTTTGGTTGCTTTGTTTGCTCCAAGGACTTGAAAATACCCACCTTTTGACTCGCAAATGTCTGGGCGACAAAGTGGTTGAATCGCAACATGAGTCGCGTGATGATTTGGTGGGTCGTTTTAATGCGCAACAATTCAAATAGCTTTTGTATATAGGGATTCTCATCATAGTTTCTCTCGTAATTCAAATTCTTTTTGATGTATGCTTTACATAATCCCAATTTCTGTTTTATGATCTGATTGTGTTCGTCGTAAAAAATATCTAAGACATAACACAACTTGTATTCCTTTTGTTTCAAGCTACACAAACAATCCACCAATATGGACGGCAACATGGTGCGTTTTCTATCTGGCAAGTAGATGGTTGATACTCGATTGCTAAACGCGTCCCAAAGATCCAAATAATCTAAGATCAATGCCACATTTGTGATGTATATACTGATTTTGTGTTCTTTAAAATCATAGGAAATCGCATCATCGTAGTCATTGGAACTGGACGAATCTAATGTGAAAATAAAATAGTCATCGCCATTGCGTTCCTCCAGTTGATACCGTTTTGCGATGTTTTCTATGATTTGATCATTGCTCTCATGTTGCAGTTTTTTCTTTGCCTCTTGGGTAAATTGCTGGATCGATACATTGAGCGATTTACAATACAAAATATACTCATAAAAATGATTCAATATATCAATAGAACCTAGATTTTGGGTCATCGTTCCATAGGGTCTCGCCTGGTCCCAATGTTTATATTCAAAGGTGATGTACAACTTTCGCACCGATTTATCAAAACGAGGAGGTATTGCGTAAGGAACGAGAAAAAAAGGGATGCGTTTGTCGTCGGGTTTACATAAATAGAGAAACTTCTTTCCATCTTTCCCATGTGTCATGGTGAGGTCCAGTATTCCTGGAATCATTTTGTTTGCTTTAAAATTAGAATGCACGAGGCTATGGTGTCCCATGTGTGCATCAAAATCAAAAACATCATTGGAAAACAATTTCAATTCCAATGGTGTTTTAGGTATAGTGTCAATGACGCGAAACGTCTTGGTTTCCACATATTGATACGAAGCATAATCGTTAGCTTGTATGAGAACCTTGTACATCTATAGGACATACATGCGATATGTGTTTAAATATTTTAAGCATATTGATAGTCTTCATCGGACTCATAATAACTGTCGTCAATGAGGTCGTCTAAAAATTCCCCGGCTTCATTCGTAGAAAACAAATCATTGTTATGGTATTTGTAGACATATTTGGGTTGGTAGTAGTACATCATGGGATTGTTCTTCATTTGCTTCAACCACGTGTATACCTTCCCTTTCATAAAGTAAAGACTGTAAGCCGCCCGTATGATAGAGTGATACCGAAAGGCATCCGTATACACATGCTGTGTTTTTTTCAAATACAAGGGCGAATGTAAGATGTTGTAATGCACCTTATTCCACCCCCGTTTGGTACGCTTTAACACAATGGCATCGGTCATCATTTTATACCGAAGCACTTCTGGAATTCTATCCATGATAAACTAGATATTTATTTTAAAAGGAAGATTCGTTCAATTTTTATCCTTGTTCTTTTCATTCCTATATAATGTCCTGAAAAACGTCTTCTTCTAGAAGTTGTTCCTGCTTTTTACAATTCTTCATAGCCGAACGTCCACAACACCCAACCACGATTACAAATACGAGGGCAATTACTCCAAACCGAATCCAATATAGTGCGTCATGATGCATGATATGATATAAGTATTTGAAGAACCAAGTATTTATATCATTTAAATCAATTTGTATAATCCAAGCGCAACCAATCCACCCAATACTTGTGCCACGATGTATATCATTGTTTCTTCCAGGGATAGTTTGTTCTTTGCATACATCATGATAGATATGGCGGGGTTAAAATGTCCACCCCCTGCTACGTAAATCGCAAACGCCAAAGCAAGACCAATGGCCCACGCATCGCTTGTCAGCAAGACTACATACAAGAAAAAGACCGTACCAAGAAATTCTAAACCACACTTTGTACATTGCTTTTGATTCATTGGACTATTTACTGTATGTGTATATTTTTTAGATTTTCTAGATTTTCAAAAATAGTATCAATCTTCTTTTTGGATCTTTTCCACCGCCAGCTCCACTTGGTCTACAATGAGCTTATACAGTGCCTTAATCACCTTTTTTTCTGTTTTTTCATTAATGAGAGGAATATCTACTTGAGCATTCACCTTCTTCACAAAATCCTTCTCAAAGTCATTATCCTTAAACAACTCTACCACCGAACCCAAAAGAATCTCCTTGCTAGCACTTTCCATTATACACTCACTCAGGAAAATATTTTCTGGTTTGTAACTAATTCTTGAACCATGTAGCCCAGTACACCAATCATGGCCAATCGTCCATTTGAAAGTTCCTTGTTCGCCTTATCCACATTGAGCTTATAATACGGATTCAGTTGACCCGGCTGAGCATCATCTTTCAGCTCAAACAACTTGGATCGGGGTGGCTTGTACAGCGACGTCATACGGGCAACTTCAAATAATCCCATAGATGCGAGAGCTACATCATTGAGTTGTGATCCCGAATGACTCAACACATTGATGGCGAGTTCATCGGGGTTAAGCTTGTCCAAAGCAGGGAGTATGAGTGCGCATGTCATCGCAATACGCCCATGATGAATCTCGGCTTCGCGCATATATTGAAGCGTCTTTTCGTCACATGTTTGTGTCACTTGAAGAGGATCAAAAAATCCAACTGGTTCAATGTCTCCGTAAAACTCAAAAGACGAGGTCACCGGCTTTGACATCTTTGTGGTAGAAGACTGAAATCCCATGGCAGGAGTCACAAGAACAAATAGCGTAAAAAGTGTGGAGTACATATTATATAGAGGTATGCATACTTATCTTTAATTTCATTTTCGTTATTATATAATAGTGGAAATGTTTTGAAAAATGACGTGTATTAAGACGTATACCAATGAAACCAAAGTATTCCTATAATACCACTAAAAAACGACGTTGCGTTTCGCAAATCTTTCGTGGTGAGGCCAAAATCATCCTTGTTTTTGTATTTCAAAAAATAAAACAAGAAACTGAAAAAGTACATCACCAGCACCGTTTTAGATACCATGGACCAGCCACTGTATCGGTCTAATTTCACCAGATTATAAGACCAAACTCCTCGCAATGCATAATTAATGTAAATCGCACACAAGCACGTCAAAATAAAAATGAAACAATGGGTCGTTTCCTTAAAGGTATAATCCTTGATATACATGAACTCCCCAAAGACAAGGAAAATAATCATAAAATGGGAAAAGAAGTTGTAAAAGGGTAGTTGGTGTAGCTCTAATCGCTGTTTGGGAAACAAGAAATAAAAATAAAGCACGCTGATGGTCAGCGCAAGGGGGGCAATCATCTTAAAGTAGGGCTCGGATTTCATATTGATAAAGGCCAAAAAGAAATAGAAAAACAGCAAAAGAATGGTATGATGTGTGATCTGTGAAAAATACCAACACAACTTCTCTATGGGAGCCTGGTCATGAATGTAGTTGCCATAATAATATCCCGGGGAAGGGAAGAAATCCGAATAATTTTCTTTTTGTTGAAATGTTGACAACCCACTCAAAGCAATGGTGATAAAGAGAAACACCGTACTAATGAAATAAAACGGTGTCCTTTCGTTGATGAATGACACTTGCACCTTTTCCTGAATGTTTTTTAACAATAAGGTAGGTATTTGTTGATACATATTAATTTGATTTGTATTTCTATTCTTAATTTATGATACTGACTTATTTGTCATTATATTCTTTTTTACGAGTTGTATGAATTGATTGACTAATGTTTGATAATGTATTGTTTCAATGACAATCGTTTTGTCTCCATTGTTTTCAACATAGACCATCCATTCATTGGGCACAAAGACAATGGTATTTTCGTGGCATTCTAAAAACGGAATGTAATCATTTTCTTTGATAAATTCAATGAAATCCTTTTCCTTTTTCTGATAATTGTCCCGGTATTTGGGGTGGATAAGAGCGATTTTGGCGGTTCCTTTTTTCATAAAATAATAGTTCACACTACAAACATCAGTCAACAAAGGCAAGCGCCGGTTCTTTGCTAAATAGTAGACTACATTGCGTGTTTTGCATCGTGTATAGGGCTCTAATAGTTTGATAGATACAAAGTCTTTTTCGTATTTGACAAACGATTTCTTTTTTTCTATCACTTGCAAGGATGACTTGGATATGGGTTCATTCAAATGCTTCCCATCTAATAAAAAGGGCAACTTCACAAACGTCTCTTTGTGCACATTACTTCGCGTCAATTCGCGATCAAATACGTGAATCTCGTTTTCTTTGTGAATTTTCATTTCCACGTAACATAAAAAATAAACCCCCAAAAATAAGATAAAAAAGAATAATTCTAAATACATAGGATTCTATATTTTTCAGTTATTAAATACTTTTGATTCTAACTCACATTTCGCCCACAATACTATTTTCCATGGCTTCATATTCATTGCCTTCGTATTCCGCAAAGTCTTTGTCTTGCATATCGTCGTCGTCGTCATTGATTTTGGGCGCAATGTAATAATGAATGCTCAGGCCTTCTTCTTGGATCACTATATAAATGGGCGCGTCTTCGCGGATTTTGATTTGTACCGTTTTAAAGACACCATGCGATTTCAATAGGTAAGACAAATACTTTAAAGACACGCGCGACTTCAACTGGAGTTCTTCTTCTACTATAAACTCATCCAATACGTCGTGTGGTATCTTCAAGGTATACTTGCATTCTTCACCGTGGGCTTTCATATAAAGATTGTCTTCAAAGCAAACGAGTTCCATGTTGTCTCCAAACAGCAACATCTCCGAAATATATTTTTCAAATACTTTCGTATTCATTTGGAATTCCATGCTACCCTCAATGACCTGTGACTCCAAGAGATCCTTTTCAATGTCCATCAAATTCAGCTCAAAGATCTTCTCCGTTTGGTCGGGGTATTGAAAGGAGATGCGCCACTTTTCATGGATGGTTTCTAGGGTCATAATGGTGTTGGGGCTATACAAGTGGAGAATCTTCACAAAGAAGGTTGACATGAAGGAAAAGGTTTCAATCGTACTTTCATATTCATCAAACCAATGGGCCTTTATGTTGACATTTAACAAACACACTTGGCTATCATCCATGATTTGAATCGATAACTCTTCCTCTTGCACCGATATGGTACAATAGGAATTCAGGTTTTTAATGATCTTGAACAGTTCAATCCATTGCTGGGCTTTGGTGGTGTCCTGAATGACGCATTTCATGGTAATCAGAAAGGTTGATATACATGAAACAACACAGGTTGTATCTAAATCAATTTTTTTGTCTTTTCTCTTTTTGTCTTTTTTCTTTTTGTCTTTTGTCTATTTTGTCTCTTCAAGCAGTAACTTCGCCTTCATTGGAATCACTCAAAATCGTGGAAATCTCCTCGGCTCGTTCCAGTTGCGCTTCTTGTGATTCACCAGATTCATTCATCTTTTTCTTCATTTCCATGCATTGGAGATTTGTCTCCATCGCAAAGGTTTGTACCTTTAAAATATGTTTCTTGATCTCCCGAAGTTGAGTGTCAAGGTCCTTCACCTTTTGTTTGAAAAATTCAATATTACTGTCATCTAGAGACAAAGAAGACAACTTTTGATCGATTTCTTGTTGTTGCGACGCAAAGGCGGAATCTAAATTAGTGACAACTTCTTGTAGGTTTTCAATGACCTTGTTATGATTCAAAAGCATGGCGGTGGGTGTCATTTTTTTGGGGGGCGGCGGTGGTTCATTTGCTTCAAAATTTGATCCGCCCATCGTAGAAGAAGACATGGGTGCTGGAAGAGAAGCAGGCTTGGGTGGAGGAGGGGGGGTTCGCGAAGAACTGGATGAATTTTCCGCACCGCCCGCACGGCGACGACGAGCAGAAGCAAGAGCACGAGAGCCACTCATTATAGTAGGTAATTATTGATTTTGTTTATATTCTATTTGATTCAATTGATTTAAAGAAAGAAACGCACTTCATTGACTCATATTCATTTTAATAGGTGGATGGTAGACGTAATCATGGATCTCAAAATCGTCCAGCTCATAATCGTTGATGTTGTCTCTCTTTGTCTTGATTGTCATGGTTGGAAACGCATGTGGGGTGCGCGTGATTTGTTGCTCCAGGGCTTCCTTGTGGTCGGCATAAATGTGCGTATTCCCCAAATAATAAATGAATTCATAGGGTTCTAAATCACAATGTTTTGCCACCAAGATGGTAAAGGCCGCATAGGACATGATGTTGAAGGGTACACCCAGTCCCACGTCTCCACTGCGTTGGTAAAGCGAACACGACAGTTTGTTTCCGCGAGTGACATGAAATTGAAATAACACGTGACATGGGGGCAACGCCATTTCGTCTATTTGACACGGATTCCACGCGCTAATGACGTGGCGACGAGAAGAACGCGTTTCCGGATTCTTCAAGTCATCTAGCACTTTTTGCAATTGATCCACTCCAAAGCCGCTGTAATCGTCATGACACGAGGAATAGGTCGCGTTAAAATGGCGCCATTGATGCCCATATACCGGTCCCAAATCATTTTCTTCATAAGGCAACCCACGAGACTCCAGAAATTCCTTGGTTCCATTGAGGTCCCATATGTGCACATTTTGGTCTTTTAGCAATTGATTGTTGGTGTTTCCGCGGATGAACCATAATAGCTCTTTCAAACACGTCTTCATGGCGACCTTTTTGGTGGTCAATATAGGAATGCGTTGGTTTTCTAAAGAAAAGTACATGGCGCTCCCAATATTACACAAGGTGTCCCCATTTCGCCCCTTTTCGAAAGAACCCTCCTCTAACAAACCACGAATCAAATCTAAGTATTGTTCTTCCTCGTGATCATAGGCTTTTTGTACCAACGTTTTGAGCATTCTTTAGGTTTTTTATAGATCCCTTGTTGTAATTTGTTTAACTTTTTTCAATATTGATTTTATTTTCCATTCGTCCTATTTTTTATTTCTTTTGTTATATTAATTATGGATACTTACGACAACGCAAGCGATGAAGAACCAATGATGAGTGGCGGTGGAGCCAGCAGTTCCATGTCTCTCAAATCGTCTTTCTTTGATTACATTACCACAATCACCCCCAACGAAAAGACCCAATTGATGAATATGATTCAATATGGCGGGTTAACGATCCTCCCGATCCTCCTTGTTCTGAAACTCATGAAACTCTACGTGCCATCCGAGGATCCCTTTAAAGCGTCCACGGAACTCGTGATTGAAGTCCTCGTGCAACTCATTGTGATTGTAGTGGCGTTCTTCTTTATTCATAAACTCGTGGTGTACCTCCCCACGTACTCGGGTCGCGAATACGATAAGTTCAGTCTCTTATCGGGATTACTACCGCTTTTCTTCTTGATGTTCACCTTGGACACCAAACTCGGCGAAAAACTCAACATCTTATTAGATCGCCTTTTGTTTGCTTTAGGTATTAAGAAGGAACCGTTTGAGGAGGAAGAAGAAAAAAACAAACCTAAGGAGGGGATGCGACCAAAGACCACGACGATGACTCAACCCCAAAGTGGTGCGAGTACCTCATTTGAAAACCGCATGATTGATGGCTTCCCAACCAAGCGGGAACCTATGGTAGGCATGGGAGACACTAACCCCATGATGCCTTCTTGCGGAGGCGAAATGTTCCAAACCGAAGAACCCATGGCCGCCAACAGTGTTTTAGGTGGTTCGGCATTTTAATATAAAAATATAATTCTTGTATAATTATATCTTTATGGAAAACATTAGTTTAGATGTCACATTAGACGAAATCATTCAAGAACTAGATGACAAAAACTTACTTTACCTCACAAGCGGTAAAATAAAGGAACTCAAAAACAATGTGCTACAAAAGCTCGTAATAACACGCGACGAGGTCTTGCACTTTCACAAAGTACTCAAAGAGTATCGCTACATAGATGAATTAGATGAAATCAAAATAGGGGGATATATCCGTTGGATCAATCTTCACGATCCTGAAAACGTAAAACTAACAAATGGCGGTATCATTGTGGACATACAAAATGGCAAAGAAGACCTGCAAATCATATGCAAAAACAGAATGAACCGAATGTTCAGTTTAAATCTTCAGTCGTGTTTGATTTTCCAAAAAATGAACGCACAAGAAAAGATCTTGATCAAAATCATTGATTATGCATCCAAATAAGAGACCGGGCTACACACGCGGGTTTTTTTATGCAAATAGAAACGTTTTTTCTTGGTTTTATCATACTTCATCTTTTTTTGAGGCGATATCATCCTCTTTTTATGCAATACATACAAAAGTTTTTTATATTTCTGCTCACAATCACAATTAGATACGCATAATTTAGAAATCAATACCATGTGTGCCTTCTTTTTCAATTGAAACAAAGATTTGGGAATCTTAAACCTGTAAAACTCCAAGGTGGACCTTAAATCCTGAACCCGTATATTTTTCGTCATTCGAAAAACTCTCTTACTATATATAGAGATATTATCTATGAAAAAATCAATTATAATTGATTTTGACCATACCATTGGTTGTTTTGAACAAATGATATTCATCATGAATATTATTGAAACAACCTACCACAGTCGCCTCACTGAAGACGAAACCCATCATCTACTGGATCATTATCCCCAAGTGTTTCGGCCCAAATTATTTGATATTTTCCGTCTTATTTTGTTTCACGAAGATACAAATGAACTTACCTTTTTCATTCTCTACACGTGTAATAACAATCCATCCTTTGTCAAAACCATTGTCAAGTATCTTGAAACCAAGCTAAAGTTACTCACCACTACATCCACCTTGTTTCATTTTATGCTTTTTGAAACATCGCGAACCAAAACAAGTAAACATGTGATTGATATACTACCTCACGAAGACAAAGCTGACCACACATTGTGTTTCATTGATAACCATTGTCATAAATTTGATCAATCTCTAGATAAAATCAAATACATTAAAAGCGAAACCTATATTTATGATTATAACCAAGAAGATATATTGACTCTATTTCCCTATACGTTTTTTGAAAAAGTGAATAAACGTATCTTGGTTGCCTATTTAAATCATCAAAAATCGCGGAAACACAAACGGAGCTTGCCCTACCAAATGTATGAAATGAATTCCGTGTTTATCATTCAATCTATTCGGGATTTTATTTCATTATAAATAGACAAACTTCGGGCGCTGGCATCGGTGACCCCTTCAATGAACTTGGGCATCCAAAAATAGGGGATCAACGCATCACAACAAGGGGGGAAATGTTTGCGAAATTCGCGTCGGTAATAGCGTTGTTCAGGTGTAGTTGGTGGATTTATCTCATATGTGGGTTTTTTTTCATCGTCTTTTTCTGTTTCGTGTTCTTGCACGTGGTCTTGGATCACCATATACCAAGACTTTTGTTGACTACTCACCCCATCACTAAATGCTTCTTTTTGTCGCCATAAAATCTCTTTGGGTAACAACGAGGGATCATATTCCTCAATGGCTTTGCGAGTGAAATACTTTTCGCATTGCTTTTTACCTAAAATAGAATTGTGGTTGCGGTATTGCACGGGAATACTTAGATAAAAACGCGTCAGTTCCTTATCTAAAAAGGGAGTACGGGGTTCTAACCCGTGACTAGAAATAGATTTATCGGATCGCAATACATCAAAACGATGAATGTGTGCCAAGAGACGCCGCGTTTCTTCGTCAAATTGCTTATTGGTCGGGCAACAATGGAAATACATGTATCCACCCATTAACTCGTCGGCCCCGTCGCCGTTAAAGATGACCTTGGCACTACTATGACACGCAATGTATTTGCCCATATTCCAATTTCCCACACTGGCCCTGACCGTGGTCGTGTCATAACTTTCAATGTCTTGAATGACATGTGGAATAGAGTGAATGAACTCTTCATTGGTCACTTGCACCGACGTATGCAAAGAACCAATATGGTCGGCCACTTGTTTCGCATAACGCAGGTCTTCGCTTCCCTCTAACCCAATACTATAGGTTTGTAACACACCTCCGGTTTTTTCTTTGTAATAACGCGAAACGTAGGCACTGATAATGCTACTATCCAATCCACCTGACAACAAACACGCAATATCTCGCTCGCAATTTTGTACCCGTTTGTGTATAGCGAGCTTGAGTTTTTCCACAAAGGTATACATGTAATACTCTATGGGAAATTCACGGTCTTTACCAAAGCTGGTCAACGACAAATAAGAGGTGTTAAAATAGTATCTTTCTTGATGTTTCATGACCCAATTACGCAATCCGGGTTTATAGATCGCATAACTACCTGGGGGAAATGCGCGTATGTATTTGATACTGTGTTCGCTCATAAGCAACGGTTGAATATCCGAAGCAAACCCAATGGTATCGTCGTCATAGATACATTCATACAGCGGACGAACCCCATACGGATCACGTGCTACCATGATCTGGTTGTTTTTTTCATCATACAAGACAAACGCAAATACTCCATCTAGTGCGTTGACACATAGGCGTTCATTGCGTTCATACAGGGCAAGTATGGCTTCACAATCACTGTTTGTCTTTGGAAGGGTGTCTTGTGCTTTAAAAATAGAAGGGGCGTTGTATATTTCTCCATTGCATATGACCGAATAGGGATGTTGAACAATCGGCTGGTGACTGATCTCGTCCAATCCATTGATGGCCAGGCGATGAAACCCAAAATACAGATCAAAATTATACGCATTGCTCATCTTGTGAAAGGAAGAGTGTTCGGGACCCCTCTTCTTTCCGGTGGATGAATACGCCTCTAATGTGGCTCGGTCCACTTCAAAATCTGACGAACAAAGCAACGCAAATATACCACACATTTACATCTATTTATTATTCTATATTTAATTTAATTTATTTTATTATATATAGTATAAATGTCTCAACATAGAGTTTGTAATATTGAATATGACAATGAACTAAATCAAAGAATGAACCAGCGTTATTTTCCATCGAAAGAGCTCCAACCCAACTTTGATCCCCGTCCCGTGTCTACCAAGTACACCCTTTTTCATAGTGTTGATTCCCCGCCAAAAACGAAGGAAGAGTTGCGCAGGTATCCGGAGTTTCAACCGCAATACACCTTTTATCCAGGAACCACAAAAGCACCGGTCAAACACGCATTACAAACCGTGGATACGGAATCCCTATTAAGAAATCAATACATGGCACTACAAAAGAACGACCATGCTTTCTATATTCCGGCTTTAGAATCGGATTTATATAAAAATCGCTCCAATTTAAAAGACAAGCCCAAAGCAGAGGATTTGTATAACCCCATTTCTGGTATGCCGAATCACGTTGCGCGATGCCAAGAGAAATTGGCCCCCAATACCTTCCATAATTCTACCCGACACAATTTAATTAAAAACTTTTCCTAGTTGATATTCATTTTTCATAATTGATATTTTTGTGGGGCAACGAAAAAATATTCATTATTATATAGATAGCATAGTATGGATTTCTTTCCTAAGTCAATGAAACGAAATAGCGCGAAAAATACTCGGAAAAAATTCAAAAAGTTGCAATGTCATCCAAAAAACTTCACGTCCAAAAATAACAACAGCAACAACAAGTATTCTTGTTTAGACGATAAAACATTGCGCCTCATGAAGCAGTTATGGAATCGCCGGTATCCCGATAATATGATAATGACCTCAAAACCACGATCGCTGTGGAAACATTTTCAACAAAACATGGCAAAGTCCTGTAGCAATGAAATGTGTTGGGTAGACAATACGGTGAGCGATGATAAAGTAAAAATTAAATTGAAAAAGAAATTGTTTGCTCCAACTACACCGACGTCATGGAAACAAAACATCAATGAATGGCTCAGTAGTAATGACATTATCAATGTAATGAAGCAATATGAAGACACCTATGATCATTTTAAATTCTTTGGTCCATCGCCCATTGATTTTGAGACCATGGAATACAAGAATCATTGCGTGTGGCCAGAGATCTGCAACATTAATATCAAGTCCTTAAATGGAGACAACAAGACAAATCTGGGATTTATTTTCAACACCGATAAACATTATCAAAGCGGGTCTCATTGGATTGCGTTATTTGTGGATTTGAATCGCGGAACAACGTTTTTCTTTGACTCCAATGGTACGAAGCAACCCAAGGAAATTACACATTTGATTGAAAAAATCCACAATCAATGTAAATCCTGTAAACTTAAGATGAAATCCGACAGCAACTACCCCAAAGTACACCAGCATTCAAATACGGAATGTGGTATGTATTGTCTTTATTTCATCGTGTCTGTATTGAAAAGAACCCATACCTTTGATTATTTTAAACAAAAGCGGATACCCGATAAATATGTGGAAAAATTTAGGAATATTTATTTCAATCATATTTGAAAGTCTTGAATATAAACAATTCCATACATAGTTTTGCATAATAACTATATATGGAATCAAGTTCGGTTTATGACAATTTCTTAGTCCGATTCAAAAAAGATCTTTGGAACAAATGCGTGGAGTTCAAAGTATTTGATTATATTGGTGATGAAAACGTGGAAAAAACCAAGCAAGTATTTGAAAATATTGTGGCCAATTATCAAAGCCAGATCCTGCAACACGAAGACAAGGGAAACGCGGCGATTTTATACGAGAAGCTCATCAACGAGATCAGCAAAGAGCTCACTCCGCTCAAGAAACTCACCCGCGATTCCATTCAACAAGACAAAAAAAATCAGTTTGATCAGCAAGTTGAACAAAAACAAAAAGAATTCAATACCATGATGAACAAAGACGTACCTCCTACCCCCCAATTTAGCGACGATCAAAAAGATGAACCTATAGAACAAGAGAACTTGGACGAACTCATTGAAAACCAAATGAGAGAACGGGAAAAGGTGATGAATATGAATGAAAACAATGAACCACAGAACACTATAGTAGCCTCCCCCTCCCACTTACCTTACGAACAACATCGCCCAACGAATATTCCTGAAATCCCAGAGTTGATGATGAAAATCAATAAAATAGAAGAAACCATGAAAATTCAATCCACGATTTTACAGCAAATTGTTCAATCCCAATTGGCCATATTAAGAAAATTAAAATAATCAAATATATTATATTGTTTAGTATATAATATGAAATTGAATAAACAAAAAATCAAACATATTTTTATACTACTCATTGCGGTCTTTGTTCTCATACCGATTGTACTTCTTTTGCTCAATGTGAACGTAAATACTCCAGTGCATGAAGGAATGACTTCTTCGGGACAAACTACCAGTGATATCAGCGATAGTGATTACCGAAAACTAGATCGCGTGGATATCTCCGGCGTGAGTATCATGTATGGCTCCGACCCAGACAACCTTGACGTATCCTATACGGGTGGAGCGGGGGAATACATCTATTGTCCCGCGGGAGAAATAAAATGCTCAGAAGGCACATGGCTGGCAGATAAAACACAATACGATCTACCAGGGGGAAATGGATTATTTGCGAATACCTATAACTATCAGTGTGTAGATGTTTCCAGTGGAGATGGAGATGTATCCGGAACGGTCACATGCGACAATTATTTAAGTAAAACGGATATCAATTCACTTTATTTACAAGAAGTAGGGTACGCGGACAAAGGAGGGAACGCAAAGAACGAATATTTAAGGGAAATCACACAAACAAGTAGTAAAAAAAAATTAATAAACAGTGGGTTAGATGGGTTCACTGACCCATATACATATACTCCATTATCAATCAGTGGTGACTACGTTTATTTATACAAAGAAGATGGGTCGTTGAATTTTTATGCAAACAAGTGCTTTTTAGATAGCTCATGTAATCCAGAAGAAGTATCGCAAAGTGGGGATGGAGGTGGTGGTGGTAACGGAACAAGCAACTGCCCGTCTTCGGACGACATCAAATGTTATGCGGATAATGGGACGGAGAAAGGAGGAGCTCTTTGTTGCGGTCAATCCGGAGTGACTCAATCAACGAAATACAATTGTCCATCCAATCTTCCTTATTGCGAAGGGTTCAAATGCGGTCAATCGTGGGGTAAATGCGTGGCTACGAAATCTCAATAATTAAAGATCCCATGCTTGCTTCGTCCCGCCGTCATAGGCATACGCATATTGATTCCCAATCAACCACTCGCTTAATAGAACATTGTTATGCGGGTTTGGCACATCATCCGGTACATATATATCAATCAAAAGACGCCCATATTTATCAAATTCGGAACACTTGATCTTCACAATCTTATCTTGAAAATGCTTGCGAAGTTCATCCCGTACTTCATATCCCTTCTTCTTTTCCTTTTCGTTTTTCGTCCGCAGTTCGGGAGTATCCACACCCATGATACGACTGTTCCATCGATAATATTCACCAAATACCTTGAATACCACATGCACCGTGTCGCCATCATAAATATATACGATTTTCGCAATGAATTCCTGACCCTCCAAAGTCATATACTCTGTGTTTTCCTTGGTTTTCGTGGAAAGTTCGTGATCTTCAACGTTGCTCTTTACGTGTGACAAGGACGACATGCTACAACAACTCAATATAGACATCTTTATGCTTAGATGTTTATATTCTTTCACAAATCAATTTTTATGTTCATACTTCACACTTCATATTTCACATTTCACACTTCAATGTCATTATTATTCTCAAATGCGTCGGTTCGCACCTTAATCGTGGATGTTTTGTCTTCCTTGTAGTTATAATGATACAATGGACCCTTTTTCGTCTTCAATGATTGTCCCAGTTTGAAGCACTTTGCCCCTTCTTCTTTGCCCTCGTAGTTCACAGAGCAGTCAATGGAACTCTCTTTCAAGGTCGTCAAAAACTCATCCATCAACTGCTTTTTCTTATACATGATTCGGTATAAGGTCTCGTCCGTAGAATAGACGTATTGGTTTCTCCCCCCACGTTCCGAGTCGGATTCTATCAACAACCGATATTTGTCATGGTGTTTTTTCAACATATCCTTGTCGTGTATCAACATGTACATGTAGACCTTGATATCCTGAACGTCTTCCGGCAATTGAAGGTGACTTCCGATCCTTCTTCCGCGACCAATGACTTGACTAATGCGAACCGCATGCCAATAAGGTTCCGTAATGTGCACATAGCGAACATTCTTCAAATCAATGCCCTCGGCCCCCGACGACGTGATCATCAACAACTCAATGATTTCTCCCATGAGATTCGCTTGGTTGGGTTCAAAGGGTGCGCCTTTATTGAAAACATCTTGCAGTTCTTTCTTGAGAGATGGATCCGTTATTGCGTCAACGTTCCCATTGTATATGTTTCGGATCATTTCTTTCACTTCCGCACTTTCTGTCCCCGTATAAAGGGCATAAAACTTACGACGCCCTTGTACCTTTTCAAACGACGCCATTTCCTTATAATAGGGATTTTCAATATCTAATGTATATCCACCCTCTTCATTGGCCTTGATTTTGAATTCCGTGAAGCCATAATAGTCCAAAATAATTTTGAAAATACCGATCCCTTCCAAGGTCCGGAAGTTACTGTATAATAATTGAACCCCATATTCGTCACAATGTTCCACGATGTTTTGTAACATTCTGTGGAATTTTGGACTATACATGGTAAGTTGATTGGATTCACTTTGGTTTGCTGCCTCTTCGGGAGGAATGGCAACCCGCTTTGCCACATCACTTTCAAAATATCGCTCGGGGTGGTTTGCGAATTCATTGAGGGCTTTCATAATATTCTTGCGGTATTCCACTGATTGATTCTCGGGATTTTCTAAATCCGTTCGGTCAAATGTACCGTCACCCATATCCATGCGCTCGTCCTTGGACAACAAATTCAAATCTTCTAAATCCTCTTCTTTGATGACACCCATTTTGTCCGGAAAGGGGCGTTTCATATTTGACGGAAACACAAAGTTACACGCCGCCCGCGAATAGAGCTTATAGGAACTCGTTTGATTGTCCTTCCCTTTCTTATTTTGTTTCATTCGTTTGTCCATTTTACGTTCCAATTCACGGGCATCTTTGTACTTTTCTAATACATAAGGGGTCATTTTCACTTCTTCAATGAAAATATCTTCGCCCTTGTACCACTCCTTGTCCGGCAATGTGTCGGGAACCACCACACGAGGCATGGAGGTTTTGTCATCGCCGATATAGGATACGGAACCCAATATCTTTTGCTTAAAATAATTGCCGTTTTTCAACTTATTTTGATGGACGAATTTTTCATTGAACTCCACTTCCGTATCTGGGAAACTCTTGTACAATTGAATCTCGTCCTCGTGGTGGGTCGGTTTTTCTATTTTGTATTTCTCCTCTTTCAACCTTTGTTTGATGCTTTCTTTGAGAGCTTCCGTAGAAATAGATGCCTTTTTGAAATCTTGCACCATCGCATCTCCTTGTTCCTTTTTAAATCCATAGGGGTTACGCAACACCTTCAATGTAGCATATCCGGATCCTGTTTTAGATGGCTCAAACTCTATATAGTCAATGGTGGCAATCGTTTTGAAGAGTTGCTTCAAATAATCTAGTTTCATTTTGGATTTTTCAAGGTGCTTGATTTTAAGGGTGATCACGCGATTTGCTCCGTTGATGATGTTAAACATGACGCCCATTTCACTGGGGTAATTGATTAACGGTGTACCCGACAACACGACAACTTTGCAGTTTTCCGCAGAAATAAGATCTTCGTATATCATGGTGGAAACGGATTCCTTGTTTGTATTCAGCTTGTTGATGATGCGACTCACGAAATTATGGCCTTCGTCTATGATGACAATGGAGTGATTGAATGGATTGTGATACTTCTTCTTCTCTTTGTATACTTTGTTCCACATCTTTGTTGTGATCCCGTTATAACTAATAAATTTAAACCGACGTTCAATCATCATTTGGATTTGATCTTCTAGATCCTTTTCATTGATGACGTGATTTGTTTCATCGGATTCCGCACCAAAGCCATAACGACGCAAATAAAGCCCCCTTCTTTTCTTGTTGGAGAAAAACGAATCCGGTAGTTTCGTCATGACCTTTACTTGGCGAATGAATTCTCGCTTTTCGGTCTCGTCTTCCGGGTATTCTACAAACCGCCACAAATTTCGGTTGTAGGGAACATTGGAGAAAAGACTGCTACCACATTTCTTCATTTGAGTCACGTAATTTTGCTTGAGCGACGCCGGGGTTAATATGTAGATTTGAGGAATGGTTTCTTTCATGGCCTCGATCAATCCAATGGACGTGCATGTTTTACCGGAACCGAGACCATGATACAAAAGGACTCCGCGATATGGGGTGGAAGTATTTAAATATTGCTTGATCAAATGCTGGTGCAAAAAAGGTTGAAATCCCGTGGACAAATTCCTGGCCACATCGGGCGATTCTGCCTTCTTTGCATCAATGTATTCAAAATACGCATCAAACTTTTTCTGAATGTCCTTGAAAAAGGAGATTTTGTTTTGCGAAAAAAACAACTGTTTGAGCGTTTTCTTTTTGGAACCAATGGGATCCTGTCCATTGTCATAAAAACGATACATATCTAAGAGATCGTGGCGTTGATCCCCGGGTATATGATGAAATACGGGCAATCCCGCATTGGCCAGTCCATTGCGATATTCCTCCATGACAACTTCATTGTCTTTTTTACGGCCTTTCTTCTTTTGAAGGAGTCCTTCTTCCGAAAGATCATCCACTTGCTCTACTGTTTTTTTCATCGGTATCACCTCTTTCTCTATGTGGGAAATCACGATGGTTTTATCTAAGGGGATGGCTTTTCCAATGGTCGTATTTTGTTCTTCATTGTCCTTTTCCTTCTCTTCGCCTTGTTCCAAATTGGGAACATTCAATTGGAAGGATTCAAAAAAAGACAATATCGCTTCATTGTTTTTTTCATCTTTCACGGTTTTTCGTACAACCTTTATAGCTGGATGAGTAGGATTTAACTTCTTATGAGAAACAGGATTTTCAATGTATCTCCTCAAACGTTCCATGTATTAATATATACAATGATATTATTTATATATTATTCGCTATTTTGACTTAAAGCAATCGCCTGTTCGCACGCCATTTGTTCCGCTTTCTTTTTGATCTTATGACTGGATTTACTGAAATAAATGAGCGAATGTTGTTCTTCATGAATCTTTTCAAAGGATAACAGGGTATCAAAGGCTATGGCGTCATTCAAGTTGGCGTTGTGAATAGAAACCCCATTCAAACACAAATATACGCCCATGGTGTACCGTTGCTCGTCATCCACACTCAACACCACATAGTCGGGGGTGGTCTTGAATTCCTTTTGTATCATGACTTGGAAAATATTCTTGTAGTTGTCGTCGTTTTCAAGCAACTCATTCCAATCCACGACTTGTTCAAAAATACTTTCCACGAAGATTTGACACATTTGAAAGCCTATTCCGCACTGAAGATAGGAGGAAAACACATGCTGGTTGTCGCGAACTTCCAATTGATTCGCATCTAAAAAAAGGGCGCCCAAAAAGGCCTCAAACAAACATCCCAGTTTCTTGTAGTTCACGCGGATCTTCTTCTCTTCCGCGTTTTTAGATAAAACGTACCAGTGATGCAATCCCATTTTATAGGCGAGCTTTCCAATATGATCGTTCTTCACCAAGGCGATTTTCTTCTCGGTCATAAATCCTTCGTCTTCATGCGGAAATCGCTTGTAGAGATAAAACTTGGTAATGTTCTCTAGTACGCCGTCTCCCAGAAACTCCAGTCGCTCATTAGACATGGATTTCAGGTCAATGCAATTGGGTGGGCGAACCGACAAAACCACATCGTCATTCAGTTTTTGTGGACGGACATAGGACTTGTGAACAAAAGAGCGTTGAAATAATTCAATGTTTTTAATATCATAATAAACATTGAATGTATTTAGTATTCTCTTCACACCTTGAAATGTGATTTCCTTGTTTTGTTCGTTGTATGGATTATAAATGGTTTCTTCCGCGATTTCGTTTTTCATATTGTATATAGTACAATGTTCAAAATTTTAAATCTATTTTTTATATAATAATGTCTGGACAACAACTCTTTAGTTTTGATGATGTCGAAGGTCTCAATGATCTCGCTGATCAATTTGCCGACGCATTTGCAAATATCAGTACATTTACATCATTTAATGCTATTTATGTGGATTCAGGTATCAATATTGGAAATAACAGTACGGATTTTGACAATAGTTATTCATTGATCGTTGCTGGCGAATCCTTCTTTGGTAATGTTCTTGTCAATGGAAGTGTAAATCTTACAGGTGATGTAACAATTAGTGGAGGAGAAACACTTATCAATGATTTGAAAGCAATAGATAGTATTTTTTTAAGCACTACGATATTTGACAGTGATGTGTCCATCAATTCCTCATTAGAGGTAAGTCAAAATCTTATGATTCATGGTACTACCACACTGGACAAAGATGTATCTATGGGTGCACACCTGCGTGTCTTGGGAGACGTGTCTATGGAATCCAATCTAGATGTAAGCGAGACTCTTCATGTTTTCAATACAACCACTTTGGAAAAACAGGTGATCATCAATGATACCCTCCTCGTGACTGGGGACGTGTCCATGGAATCTGATCTGGATGTTAGCGACAATCTCATTGTCCATGGAAAATCCTTCTTGATCAATGACGTGTCCATGGGTGCGCACCTGCGTGTGTTGGGAGATGTGTCCATGGAATCCAATCTAGATGTAAGTGCGAACCTCCATGTTTTCAATGAAACCACATTGGAGGAGCGTGTAACGATGAATGACACCCTCCTCGTCACTGGGGACGTGTCCATGGAATCTAGTTTAGACATAAGCAATAATCTTCATGTTTTCAATGAAACCACGTTAGATAAACATGTACACATGGATACTACCTTGGACGTCAGTGGGGATGTGTCATTCCATTCTACGTTGGAAGTAGAGACTTTCATCAACACTGCAAAAATTGGCGTCAACGCAACGAATCCATCTTACAGTATACATATTGATGCGAGTGATGCCATATTGTTGCCGGTGGGGGGCAGTAATTCCAGACCAGGAGAAATAAATAACGCCGATGTCAGTGCGGTAGTTGGGTTAATTCGGTATAACACGGATACCACGCAATTTGAAGGTTACAGTAGTGGTGACTGGCAAGGGCTGGGTGGAGTAATTGATGTGGATCAAGATACAAAGATTCTCGCAGAGAACGTTAAGGATGAGGATCATTTGCGTTTTTACACGGCAGGTGGCGAACGAATGGTCATTGATGATTCGGGGGATGTGTTCATGAAACATGATTTGATATTGGACGGAAGTTCAAATCCGCCAAAAATAGGGGTGGGGGTTGACCCAATGATTTCATTAGACATTTCCGCAACTGACGCAATCCGACTACCGGTTGGAACCACCGACCAGCGTCCACCCAGCAAACTGGGTCAATTGCGGTACAATGATGACACGAAACTGTATGAAACGTATACCACGTTATCCACATGGAGCGGGTTGCCTCTTTATAAGACGGAACAACCGCCTCCGTTAACCGGTATATCATATAATTCAACAAAGGAAATCGCAACGATTGAGTGGAATCATCTGGTTCCAATATACAAAGATGTATTTGATGGAAAGGAATATCCAATTTATTTACAGACCATTGTAGACATTAGTTTTACTGGTATAAACGATCTAACTTCAAATGGATGGAAAACGATCTTCATAGGAGATGGAAATTATGACGCAAGTGGAAATACAACTATCCCATTGACGAAGATACAATTCAATAGCAATCAAGATAAACCTTATAACAACTCCACCAATCACGACATTTCTTTTGATATTTCTCTGTATGAACTTGACACACCATTTCCTAAATTTGGTCAAGCTGATTCGTTCGATATCCGTGTGTATGCGGCGAATCGCGGAAATGGTATATTCAATTATTTAGAAATAAGCGGAGTTAAATTACTACAAACACAGGAACCAAGTGGTGTAGAAATCATTGATTTTCATGATTTTCAAAGGGACTCCTTTAAAATGGATTTTAGTTTTAATGTGGATATATCTGATACTGGAGCAACCATGTCCGATGTAGCGATCACAAAATATGACATTTCTTTTGTTTTATGTGATACTATGAGTTTGGTAGATCAGGAACATAGTGGAAATCAAATTGAAACATGGGATGATATAAATTCATTAGATATAAGTCACATTTTGTTCAATGCGTCAAATTTTGCCTTTCCTGGGGCCAAGTATAACATTCAAGTTAGAGCAACAAATTCAAAAAAGGTGGATAGTTCTGGAATTGGTATATATGGTGAATATGGTGATATATCTACGTCCACTGGATTTACACAGATAACTCCTACGCAATACATTGATACAGGTGATTTAACTGAAGTTTATCCAGATGCTATGACGTTCAGTTTGATTAACAAAAATGTCATCAATTGTTGCGTTCATGGCAAAAATACACCCCCTTCCTCTCTCACCATATTGAATGATGTAGGTGGCGAAATAGGAATTACAGGAACCAGTGAATTCTTTGTGAATTATGGATTACAAGGGAAAAACATGACAGACAATAGTGGAATACAATTAGTAGAATTTAAAGTGTCTAAGTATGTGAATGATCCTGTAGATAGCAGTGATTCGTTATTTTGTTTGAGTGCTCACCCCGACGGACCAAATGATGCTTCTTTTACTATTTGTGGTTTTACATTTGAATCAGACGCGTCTTATCATGACCAAGGTGATGGTGAAATTTACAATAAAGGATTTGTATATAGCTCAAATGTCACCTGCTCACCGGGTTCAATCTCTGGTGCAACATTCCGCAGTCATTTTCAAGCGTCTACAGATAAGTACGAATTAAAGTACGAGGTGGAAAGTTTGGCTGGTAATTCTTATGAAAAACTCAGTAATACATCAGGCTCGTCGGCAGATGATACAACAGAGTTATTTTACGTAGACGATTATTCAGGCACTCCTGATGTTTCATTCACAACTGAACCTAACTTGGCTTTTTCGCATACAACTCTTTTTGGAATACCTTCCTTATCAACCATTACACTAGATTACGTGTTTGATGTTTCGGGCTTTGCGAATTACATTATTCCCCACAATAGTGATAACAAGCATTCGTTTGTGGATTCCATAACAAACAACAATGTTTTGTATACATTTGATCCCGAATCAAAGAAAGACATTTCTATGACGACTACATATTCATTTGCTGTAACAACGAGAAAAAGTTCCGAAGTAGGTGGTGCGTATGTGGATGATACAAGCGCAAACTTAACAGGAAGTGTATATTATTTAGACCATTCAAGTGGAAAACCCGAAGAGAGTCAATATGACTTCAGTGCAAACATACCAGATAAAGGTCACTTGTTCAAAGACAGCACGACAATTTATGACAATTCTTATCCAAAAATTTATGTATTTGACGCAAGTAATTCTACAATTGGAAATGAAATCGATACAAGCGCCACTGATTTTTCAGGGACTTATGCGGATTCGCTCAGCACCATGCTATTCTATTTTGATGGGAAATTTGTTAGCGGTGGGTACGATGGGTCATATGATAATAACAGCGGTTCTCAAAATTCATTATCCCCATTTAGAGATTGGGGCAACAACTATGCCATACCTGGACCAGATTATAGCAGCTATGGGGATACATCGTACAACGGTTTTAAATGGATTGCACTTGATGTGACGGACTATAAAATTGCCGGGACGGATAAAGTTGATTTATCATTATGTAAAATCAATAACAGTATCCCATCAATCAGTGAGTTTGAAACTATATATGAAGCATATATTCTTCAAAATGAAAAATTTTGCGCTCTAAATGGAGCATTTAATGAATTCGAAACGTCGTGGTTTGATGATTCGAATGAAAGATATTCTTCTATTCATACAGCAAAAGACAATGTTTCCGCATTAATACAAAGCGCAAGTGAATTCAGTGCCGTAATAGATTCAGATTCATCCATATCAAACTCAAAAATTTATTTGATAGTAGGATTGAAAAACAATGACACATCTCCAAATTATTTTACGTTTTCATAAATACAATATAATTATATAATAATATAGGAATGATAAACTCAACTGGAAATTATCATGATGATGGATTGTCTGATAAGGAAATATTGAATATATTGTTCAAAAATTATATGAATTATACAACTACATCAGACAATAAATTATTTTACCAGGAAACAGACATTGCAAACAATACAAACATCATGGGGTCAAATGTTCTCTCTGATACTATTCCCACAAATCCTATATTTGATATATCGATCAATAGTTATCAGGACTTGAATAATTATTTGAATGAAGAATTTAACTTCAGTGACAATTGGTTTTCTGATAAAACAGAAGAAGGTTCATTTATGACCGATAGCGCTACTCAAAATGTGTTGAGACTTGAAAAAATTAAGTTAAATTATCTTGGGAATGATACCTCCTCATTTGTATGTTTTGACCTTTCTAATGATAATATATTGAAAAATTTAATACCATCAAACTATTCTAAGGAAGGTTATAGTTTTTCACTGCATTATCACTTAAGTGGAGTTGGATTGAAATCGGTTCCTTGGTTAAAACAAAGGAGTGATTTGGCAGAAAATTTGTATATTGGAGAACCCGTTGACTTCGGCGGAGCATTATTTGACACCAAAAATGGCATTGTCACATTTTACGATGTAAATGGAGACGCAAATACGGTGTTTAGCGACATTAGCAATAGTTTTTACCTCTCTGCGACAAAATACATTGGGACAACGGGTCTCAGTACGTTCAACGATAATTTGAATTTCAATTCCGATTTAAATGTGAAAGGAGATGTTTCCATGCAATCGTCCTTAGATGTCAGCAAAAATCTCGTGGTTCATGGAATAACAACGCTACAACAACATGTCTCCATAGAATCCACACTCACCGTGGAAAGCGACGTTTCTATGGAATCTTCCTTAGACGTAAGTAATGACCTGACAGTACATCAAGAGTCATTTTTATTTGGAGACGTATCTATGGGTGCTCACCTCACTGTAATAGGTGATGTGTCCATGCAATCGTCCCTAGAAGTGAGTGACAATCTCATAGTTCATGGAAAGTCAACCCTACATCAAGACGTGTCCATGGGAGCCGGCCTCACCGTGGAAGGAGATGTATCTATGGAATCTTCATTAGACATAAGTAATGATCTGACAGTACATCAAGAGACATTTTTATTTGGAGACGTATCTATGGGTGCTCACCTCACTGTAATGGGTGACGTGTCCATGCAATCGTCCTTAGAAGTGAGTGAGAATCTAATGGTTCATGGAAAGTCAACCCTACATCAAGATGTTTCTATGGAATCTTCCTTAGATATTAGCAATGACCTGACAGTACATCAAGAGTCATTTTTATTTGGAGACGTATCTATGGGTGCTCACCTCACTGTAATAGGTGATGTGTCCATGCAATCGTCCCTAGAAGTGAGTGACAATCTCATAGTTCATGGAAGGACAAACCTAGATCAAGACGTCTCCATGGGAGCCGGCCTCATTGTGGAAGGCGACGTTTCTATGGAATCTTCCTTGGACGTGAGTGAGAATCTTCATGTGCATCTGGAGACGACCTTGGATGGAGATGTTTCTATGGGGTCAAGTCTAGAAATTAGCAATAACTTGACCGTGAACCAAGATACGAGTTTGAATGGAAATGTCAACATTCCGAATCATCTTCAGATCGGCAATTCTAGTTCTATAACCGATATGAGCAATACGAAACTAGATGTATACGCATCGTCCAGTAGTGGAGGCGGGTTTTATTATGATGGGGACGTAACAATTGGAAATTCGAATCATGGAGCAACCGAAGTATCCAATAGTGATATAGAATTAACCATTTATGGAGATATTAGAATCAAAGATGGAGGTAAATTAGTAATTGACGACCAGAGCAGCAACAGTATTACATTACTTGGAACAGAGACAAAAGTTACAGATGCGTTTGTTATTGAAAATGATGGAACAAGTAGTTCTTTGATAGTCAATCAAACTCATTCCCAGCATCACAACATCGCTGAATTTTTGGATAATAGTAACGAGGTATTCGTGATCGGATACAATGGCAAAAGTACCTTTTACAAAGACGTGTCTATCAACAGCCAATTAGATGTGTCGGGTCTCAGTGTGGTCAATGATTTGGATGTAGATGGGTCAACCACAGTAGATCAACTTACTGCGTCAAAACACGTATTGTTTGAAACCACGCTCACGGTGCAAAGTGATGTATCTATGGAATCCACATTAGATGTTAGTAATGATCTCACGGTCCACCAAAACACGTTTTTATTTCAAGATGTTTCTATGGGAGCTGGATTAACGGTCATGGGCGACGTATCTATGGAATCCACACTGGATGTGAGTGGGCATATCACTACTCCTTCTTATATCGGCATTGGAAGTGTTACGGATCCATCCTATAGTTTACACATTGAAGCCAGTGATGCCATATTATTGCCAAAAGGTGGAACAATTGTGGAGGGTATTTCTGGATTAATAAGATACAATACTAGTAAGGCTCAATTTGAAGGATTCACGGATACTTGGCAAGGTTTAGGTGGCGTCATAGACAGCGATCAAGACACGAAAATCATCGCCGACGATAGCAACAATTTGCTCTTTTTCACGGCGAGTGGCGAACATATGATCATAGATTCTTCCGGAAACATCGGTATTGGTACAGATGCGGTAAATCAATACAAGGTGGATATCAGTGGAAACGTGCATTTAACCGGCACCATTACATCCGATTCCGACCGAAGAATCAAATCCGACATTCATAGGCTTTCGGGGTGTTTAGAAAGCATTCAGGAATTGAATGGATATTCCTTCACTCGGGTAGATTTAGAGGACAATGGGAAAAAGCACATTGGAGTTATTGCGCAAGAAGTAGAAACCCTTTATCCTGAGTTAATTACGGCACACGAAAGAACCGGCATTAAAAGTGTGAATTATAACGGATTGTCGGCTGTCCTCATTGAGTGCGTTAAAGAATTGAAGACCGAGAATCAATCCATGAGAGAAAGAATTCATAGTTTAGAACAACAAGTCCGCGCAACCACCGAAAATAAAGACAATTAAAGCAAAAATAAAAAATATTTTCTATGTATATAACAAAAATGCCATACATCGCCAGAGTTCAATCGCTTGTTAACCACACCGACGCGTGCAGTACCGGAAACAAGGAAGCCGGTTTAGTCAACACGACCGACTTCCCTCGCATTCCTCGCAAGATCCTCAAGTCCAAGACCGCCACCAAGCTTCAATTTGATGCCACCACGGGCGCCATGTGCTGCGGCAAGAAGTAAACACAATACATACTCTTGTTTCATAATCATATCATAAAGAATAGTTCAAACTTCTTTTTTATGATATATATATATGCATGAACCCACCAATCAACCACTGTATGACAAGATAAAAGCTAGTGTGTATAAAGATATTCCAAAGCATAGCGCATATCGCAGTGGAATTGTGGTACAAAAATACAAGAAATCGTTCAAGAAAAAACACGGACCCAGAGCATCACCATACAAGGGAAAGTATACGAAAAAGAAGGGGTTGCGACGATGGTTTGACGAAAAATGGGTCAATCAACGCGGTCAAATTGGGTACAAACATAAATCCGATATTTACCGGCCCAGTAAACGAATTACGGCTAAAACACCGACCACCCATGGGGAGCTGAGCAAAAAAGAAATCAAGCGTGCGAGAAGCGAAAAGGTGAGAAAAGGGCGAGTGCGTCGCTTCAAAACCACGCAAAAGGGAGACCATCCGGAATTCACGCCCAACTTATCTCCCCGTGAAATGTTTCGTTTAGGGAGCTTTGGGGGCACGTATTGGCGACCCATTTATTCAAACGTGACGAAGAAGCACTACAAGAACAAGCATAAGAAATACCCCAAATCGTGGTGGAAAGGCATCCCCGAATCACATTTGTCTCAAAAGAACTACGACAATGCTGTGAATAAATACAAGGTGAAAGTGGGGACGACTTTGGAGTTCTGGGAAAGCAAGCAATGGATCACCAAGCAAAATCCCTATGGGTGGGTGCATTGGTATTGCGACTTTTACAACGGAAGACGCGGACCTGATGATGCGCGACAAATCAGTCGCTGGCAAAAGCTGGCGGGGAAAAAGGGGCGGTTCATGCGGTTTTTAGTCACGCAAATCTTGAAAAAAAAGGGGAAATGGAATGATGAAAGTATCAGTCCCAAGATTCGGCAAGTATTGCAACACTGGGGATATGCCTTGACGAAGAAGGATTTTGATGACGAAGTGAAACGGCGACAGAACTGATTGAAGACAAAATACGTTTTATCGTGAAGATTTTATCCTGTTCTTGTTTATATAATGAGTTTCAAACAACAAATCATTGATAACATGAAATTGTTATACCAACGCAGGCACATAACGTTGCGAGACGGTAACATAAGTTTCAAACCTCGCAATCAAGACTACTTTTACATCACCGCGGGGTCTGTGTTGAAGGACCGTTTGACACCTGAACAAATTGTCAAGGTGGATTTTGACGATAAAACGACGAAATATGACACGAATTCCTTGTATCGGCCATCGCAAGAATTGAACATGCACTACTATTTACAAAAAAAAAGGCAACACTACATGCAAGACACCTATGTGGTTCATGCGCATCCGCCGAATGTGATTGCGTACATGGGGATGTATTCCAAACAAGTGCAACTGGGTTCGATCACTACCATGTTTCCAGAAATGAATATTGGGTTAATCGGAAAAAATGTGCCCTTTTTTGATGCGGGCTCGGAAGAACTGGCGAAGGGATGTAGAGACAACTTGTGTTCACCTTATACGATGGTGGGACTGAAACAACACGGTATCATGTGCGTTGGAAACGATATTGACGAAATCATGGAACATTTAGAAACTCTGGAATTTTATTTAGACATATACTTTAAATCTACTAGTTTGCATATACGGTAGATGTTTCACCCCTCAAAATACCGGTTATAATGCAATGGATACGTGATTTGAACGACCTTTGAGTCGTCATAGTTCGCGCAACCAATTGAAAACCCAAAGAGGGTCTCAAATTCGGCACTCAAATAGGGTCGCATGGGTTTCATCAATACGGTATTTGTTTCATCCACAAAGACGTATACATCAAATGATTTATGGGGTTCAATGCCAAAAGAGATTGTATATGGGCTCCAAGTAATAAGAGATGATGAAGCATCTATCGTGGTATCTCTTGCTTTAATCGGCGGGGTACTCACAAAGGGGTAGAGTTTTCCGTTTCCAATCATGGGATGGATAGTTGAGGTTATGGTCATGGGAGCGAGGATATACATACATTCAATTTTATTTTGCAATGAAAATGAATGTATAAAAGATTTAAAAGTTTGAGCAAAAGAATATCATACAATGAGCGAGAATCCGTTTGAAGACGAGACGTTTATTCAAATCATGAAAGGAATTTTGGACTTTTCGGGGCAAAACAAGAATGCCATCTGTTCGGCCATGGGGTTGGTGGACAAAGAAACCGATCCGGTGCCGTACTACACGCTGGACTGTGCGTTGTGCTATTTGACCTATATGGAGATCAAAGAGGAGCGCCATGAATTACGTGGGGTATTGAAGAAGCTGGTACAACGGACGCAAAAGAACCTGGCTATTATGGAAGAGGCCAATAAGGGGAGTTAAACTAGAAAGAGTTAAAAATAAAATTGATTGTTGGGTGTTTACCACGTTTGATATGAAAGAAAGACGACGATCACCATGACTGCTCTCGCCAAAGTTCCGATCACCTACGAGCCCACCATCCGCAATGGGGTGTATGTGGATTCCTTGACCAAGTACAAGTGGACGGAATTTGAAGAATTCGGTGTGAAATGTCCATGTACCAAGTCGCGCACGATTCATCGCAACAAAAACTCCTTCAAACACCAGCACTGTAAGACAAAAAAACATAAAGAGTATTTGGAGAAACTAAACGAAGATCCCGCGGAACCAGATGATCCATTAGAAGGGGATGCGTTTTTGAAACAGATCAAGCAATTCAAGATACAATTGGGGCAGGAACACCAATCTCTACAACTAGAGAAACAGAAAAATATGACATTACAGTCCCAGCTGAAGGACCTTATTTCGGAAAAACAGGAGGCGCTAGCCGAGGCCAAGCAAGCAAACGAGTATGCGGAGGAAATTACGCAAAAGTTATGTGATGTGGCCAAAGTGAATAAAGAATTGGAAACGCGAATGGAGAAATATGACGCGGTCACACGGGAGATGATGCGCCTTGGGGGGTATGAGTTGGATGGGTGAGTGTCCATCCTGTGTCTACACAGTTAATCAGACTTGAGGTGATAGTAGTAAATAGATCGTGCCCATTTGTAGCCCCAGTTATAACTCATACATGTGATGAAAATTCCACTATAAAACAA